TGACAATCATTGCATATCTGGCACCCACAGTCAAGGGGGCGATCGCGATTATTCGATCTTTTCTAAAATCGGCCGAAAACCAAGGTTGAAACTGGATAACTGTTCTAGGCGTCCCCTAGGGCTAGGGTATAGGGTCGACCCTCGGACGCCTCACAGGGGCACTACAGAGCCGAATAGGGGCATGTCCAGATCTGGAACGCCGAACGTCAAAATATTCGGACGCGTCAAAATATTCGGACATCAATATCGGGGGGTGAGGCCGGCCGGCACCCGGCGCACGACCACACGACCACGCCACCACACGACCCCCCGTGACGGTGTACCGGATCTGACACGTCACCGGGTAGGCTAGACCGCGTCGAAAGGTGGGCACGTCACGTCAACCCCTAAGGCATCACATGAGGCCGTCGTCGAAACCACAAAAGCATCGCCGGTTTTCGCAGAGTTTTTTTTATTTCCGGGTTACTGACTCAACACGACAGCAAATTTGCGTATTTTCCTGTTTGTCTACGGGTGTCTACACTTTAGCCCGACAAGGTGTAGACAAAATACCTCAGGTTGTTCCGTCGCTTTTTTAAGGTGTCTACGTTTCTACGGTGTCTACACCCCCTATATAAAGCACTACGTCAGTTAAACATACCACCCCTACCCCTAGTACCCTAATACACGTTGTAGGACTCATAATAGGGAAAAAAGCGTAGACATGTAGACAGCCTCACGATTCCGGGGCTTCAACCGCGTGTTTACCTGTCTACGCAAAACTGTAGACACTGTAGACACTTCAGGCTGTCGTCTTTGGCGCGAAAAGACGCACTTGCACCTTTCAGTCGCTTGTGTTACTTGAGACTCACGGAGGCCACATGAATAACACATCGAATGTGCTTCTTTCCGTGCGCGAAGTCGCGGAGAGGCTCAAGGTTAGTACCAGAACAGTCCAGCGGTTAGTCCGAAGACAAGACCTTCGCGCGTATCGCGTGGGTCGGCAGCTTAGGATACCAGAACTAGCCATCACCGAACTGCTTCGCAACACAAAGTTCGACGATGAGGAGTTTGAGCAGATTCAAAGCGCAGAATCGCTGTTCTAGGGGGACGACATGGCAGTACAAACCAGCGAGGCCCGCATCAAGAAGGGCCTCAAGATGATTTTGCGTCCGGGTCAGGTAGTTGAGCTTCGCGCTCTTGGCGTTCCAGTGGACAACGGCCTGCGTACCATCAACGGATTCTACGATGATGTCGATATGCTGGCAGAAGCAGCAGCACATCTCGTCAAAGAAGGGGCTAGAGGTGTGTACTTCACCCCAAATCCCCTTAGAAAGGACATTTCCGCGAATCAGCGCAACAACATTGGCCTTGCGCGCCGTGGTTCTTCTGCTAAAGACACCGATGTCGAAGAGATTCGGTGGCTATTGATTGACGTTGACCCCTCTAGGCCGGTCAACACGTCGAGCAACGCCCGTGAAAAAGAGAACGCGCTGGTTGTGATCGGCAAAATCAGAGCCTTCTTAGAGTCCCAAGGCTGGCCTCAGCCGATTTTCGGCGATTCGGGCAACGGCTACCACCTGATGTACGAAGTCGAAGGCCTCACGGCAGATCTGCATCGGCAGGTTCTGGAGTATCTCGCGTTCCGGTTTAGCCGAGACGCTCTGGCGGTCGTCGATCAAAGCGTCTACAACCCTTCTCGCATATGGAAGGTTTACGGCACACTTTCACGGAAGGGTGAAAATACTGAGGAGCGGCCTTGGCGTGTCTCGCACTTGATTTCTAAAGATTTTCCGAAAAAAGTCGTTCAGCAGCAGCAACTGCAAGAGCTACTAGCTGATTCTCCCAAGGAGAATAAGCGTGAAGTTTTGGCCCCGGAGGACCGTGAGGCTCTGACGACGTGGATGGGAACACATTTTCCCTCAGCGGGAAGTTTTGTTCCTTGGCAAGACAAGGGACGTAAGTGGGTGTTCGACGTTTGCCCTTGGAACCCCGACCATACCGACCGCAGTGCCTACGTTCTTCAGTTTAACAGCGGAGCTATTGTCGCTGGGTGCCTTCACAAGAACTGCAAGGGACACCAAAAAGACGAAGATGGCAACGGCACTGGATGGCAAACCCTTCAAGAGCTTGCGGGCACGCCGTTTAACGGTGGAGGCGGAGATGACGATGGACACCAAGGCCCCCTTTCGCCTTCGTCCGCGAACAACTTTAACCTTACGGACCTCGGGAACGCGAAACGTCTGATTTACGCCTTTGGAACAAGTATACGTTACTCGGCGAGTCACAACGCATGGTATCTCTTCGACGACACTAGGTGGCGGCTTGATACTGACGGGGCCATCCAACGCTGTGCAAAGTCTGCGGTCGGTTTGATTTTTTCGGAAGCAGAGGCCGAAACCGATCGCCAGAGGCAGCGCGCTATACAGCGCCACGCACTTCGCAGTGAAAGTTCCCGCTCTCTTAGCGCGATGGTGTCGGTGGCGTCAACTGAATCTGAGGTATGCATCTCTGCCGACAGGCTAGACGCCGACCCTTGGCTGTTTAACCTAGCGAATGGAACCCTAGATCTTAGGACCGGGAAACTGTCGGACCACGACAGGACCGACCTCATCACTAAAATCAGCCCAGTCAAATGGGACGTGAGCGCCAAGTGCCCCCTGTGGGATGAGTTCATCATGTATGCGATGGAGGAGGACCAAGAAGTCGTCGATTTCCTCCATCGTTTCTTCGGCTATTGCCTTACGGGTCTCGTCACTGAGCAAGTTCTTCTCTTCATGGAGGGCACTGGAGGAAACGGCAAAACAACCGCTTTGCTAGTTTTAATGCACGTTTTGGGCGAATACGCTATTCAGGGCGCACCGGGCCTACTGATGTCGAAGCACAATGAGTCCCACCCTACTGAAGTCGCCGACCTAGAGGGCGCCCGCTTTGTAGCTAACGCGGAGGTAGAGAAGGGCAAGCCATTTGCGGAGGCTCTTATCAAGCAGCTTACAGGCAGCGACCCCATCCGCGCCCGCAAGATGCGTCAGGACTTTTACCAGTTTATGCCTTCGCACAAGCTGTGCATTGCAGCCAATCACCGGCCCATCATCAAGGGCAACGACGAGGGCATCTGGCGACGTGTATTACGAATCCCTTGGCACCGAAAAGTGTCCTCCGCCAAGAAAGACCCCTTCCTTATTGAGAAGTTAAAGAAAGAAGCTCCGGGCATATTGAACCGAATGGTTGAGGGCTGCTTGGCATGGCAGAAAGACGGCCTACAGCCACCGCAGAAAGTACGTCTCGCTACGAATGAGTACCGCGAGGAAATGGATGTTTTATCCGAGTATATGGAAGATCGCTGCTCACTGCATCCCGAAGCCACCATACCCAAGAAACAGCTTTATCTCGACTACGCGGAATGGTGTGAAGACATGAAGCAACGCCCCCAGAGTTACTCGCTCTTCTGCCGTCAGCTATCTGAACGTGATTACAAGTCTACTGTGACCAAGGTCAAGATTAACGGTCAGCGCAAGTCAGCCCGCGTCTGGAAGGGAATCACTTTGCAGCGTTTTGAAGCCCGACCTGCGTCTCCCGCAGAGCGTATTTCGGAGAAGCTTGGGTGGGGCGAGGCGTAGTCTTGACGTTATTATACCATTACCTTATACCCAAACAGGAGTCCGCCTATGTCGAATCGAACCCGTAGCACTCAAGGCAGAGGCCGACCGGCGGAAGGCGGGGGCGGCGATTACGCTCAATGGCTTATGCTGGTTCCTAAGGATAAACGCCGAGAAGTAGCGGAGTTTATCGCCAACCACGCCGTTGAGACCTACGATGACCTCGTGTCCTTTGGGTGTAAAATCATGGCTGCTTTGATGGAGGGCCGCATCACGCCCGCCATCGCCAAAGAACTTCGAGCATGGCATGAGATGAACTTCAACATTATTGCTACGAAGAACACCGTTTCAGACTCACCGCAAGACACCTACTCGGACATCGTTACGGCGCTTGTTCAGGTTAAGAGAGAGACTAAAAAGCTTCGCGGAAACTACTTTACCCCGGCAGAAGCGAAAGAAGAAGAACCTATTGTAATCGAGGCCAAAAATGGATGATTTGCGTGACAAGCTCGAAGAGTACAAGGAAGCAAATAAGCCTACAAAAGAACAAAAAAAGAGGCTAAGGTCCACCAAGGAAGGCCGAGCTTTTGACCGCATTATGCGGCGCGCAGAAAAAAAGCACAAACGGAAGGATAAGAAAAAAAGCCGGAAGATGCGTATGGACGGAATGGGCGCAGGCCCTAAGGATTACTGATGGCTGAACGCGACTACGGCCCCAACGGCGAAGGTGCTTATCACGGAACCCCTAAGCAGCGCGCTCTCCGCGCTATGCGAAACCGCGCTCGCCGTAAAGTAGGCCTAAAAAAAGGTGACCCCCGCGAGGTTGACCACAAAAAACCTTTGAGCAAAGGTGGCACCAACAGCAGCAAAAATCTTCGCGTTGTAAGCCGCACTACCAACCGGAAGAAGTACAATGTCTGAGAAAAAAAGCAGGGTCAACGAGGCGGGCAACTACACCAAGCCTATGATGCGTAAACGGCTTTTTGCGGCTATTAAAGCCGGTGGTAAAGGCGGCAAGCCCGGTCAATGGTCTGCTCGAAAAGCCCAGATGCTCGCCAAGCGGTACAAGGAGAAAGGCGGGGGGTACAAGTGAAAGAAACCCAGAAGTCGCTCAAGCGTTGGACCAAGCAAAAATGGCGCACCAAGTCAGGCAAACGAAGCCAAGACACGGACGAACCGTATTTACCTTCAGCCGCCTATCGGAATATGAAAGACAGAACGTATGAAGCCGCTAAGGCGGCGAAAGAGAAGGCGACCGCTGAGGGCAAACAGCACGCCAAACACGGTTTACACAAGGGCAAAAAGAGGTAGTCATGGCCGTCTCTCCCACAAAGCGAAGGAACGCGGCGCGAGGCGCTATGCTTATGAAGAAGCACGGCCTCTCGGGCTACAACAAACCTAAGCGCACGCCCAAGCACCCCAAGAAGTCACACATTGTGTTAGCCAAAGAAGGCGACACCATCAAGCTGATTCGCTTTGGCGAGCAGGGAGCGAAGACCGCCGGTAAGCGCAAAACAGGTGAGGGCGACAAGATGCGTAAAAAACGCGCCAGCTTTAAGGCGCGTCACGCGAAGAACATCGCCAAAGGTAAACTTAGCGCAGCCTACTGGGCTGACAAAGTGAAGTGGTAATGAGCCTCCCCTTTGAAGGTGAAGCTCTAGAGGCCCTGTGCGACCCTGCCATCAGCCTCCGCGCTTACGCTCAAATCATCGACCAGAAGACGGGGCAGGAAAACACCTTCGACCCGTTTGCGATTACCGACCGGCTACAGGAAACCGTCGTCTCGTACTACTCAGAGCCTCCTGTGACGGCTTTGGGGCAGACCAAGTGGCTTACCCTCCTCGGATACCGTCAGGCAGGCAAGAGCCTTACCTCAGAGCTTTGTGGGTACGTTAAGGCTGCGTACACACCGGGACACGATCACGTCTGTATTGCGGATAACCGCGACCGGGCCGAATACCTGCACCGCCGCATTCACTTGACGCACAGCCGATGGCCTGAACCTGTCCGCGCCCCGACCGTTCCTAACCGAGAGGTTCGGCAGTTGACGTTCCAGCACGGCGGTAAGATGCGCGTCTTGTCTGGTGAGTCAGGCGCGGTCGGTATTGGTCAGTCCCCTGACAGCTTTCACGGGTCAGAGCTTCCGTACTGGCGTAATGCTGGTCACCAGTTCTCCATGATTTATCCGTCGATGATTAACCGAGACCACTCCCAAGTTCTCTTAGAATCAACACCTGCTCCGATGAGCGAGCCTTCGGCAGAATGGTGGCGCGACCACTGCCGTGACGCCAAGCAGAGTCGAGGGCGGTGGGCGTATGCTTTCTTCCCGTTTTGGGACGGTGTTCTTAACCGACGCCCTTGGCCGAAAGGGCAAAAGTTAACTCTTGAGGAAATCAAGCTTCTGGAAAAATACGGTCATCTCGGGCTAGAGAAAGACAATCTACAGTTTCGCCGTCTTATGATTGAGACCGATGCCGAGATTCGACGCAACCCTGACCTGTTCAGGGTGTACTACCCGTTCGACGACATTAGCTGCTGGATTGCCTCTGTAGGCTCCGTGTTTCATTCTACACTTCTAAAGAAACACCAAGAGTCACTATTGGTGCCTTGGAACGGCCCTTACATGGAATATGAAAAACCCGAGGGCGGTGCAGTTTATGCTATTGGCGTTGACCCTGCGGGTTATGCTGCTCGCGATCATGCCGCGTTTCAGGTACTGAAGGTGTACGATGGAGAATGGACCCAAGTCGCAGCCTACGGAGGCATCACTGACCCAGTGGTATTCGCAAAGAAAATCAATGAGGTTGGCAAGAAATACAACAATGCGCTTGTGGCTGTGGAGAGTAACGGTGTTGGTGTTGCTACTTTGGCTTTACTTGAAGAGCTTGGTTATCCAAATCTCTACTACGAGAAGCCATATAAGCCCGGAATCGCTGCTACCGCCAAATCTATAACTATGATGCTTTCGTACCTCCAAGACGCCCTCAAAGACGAACTTATTCTTCGTGACGAGGACACGGTTGGTCAGCTTGGGTCGTACCGAGAAGACAAACGCACAGAGCGAAGCGCGCTGTCTGAGATGCTACACTCGGGCAAATCAGGCAAGCGCCGCGACCGCCACCACTGGGATAAAATATCTGCTCTGCAAATAGCCTGTACAGCCGCCCGAATGTGCCCCCGAAGATACAAAAAGAAAACACCAGAGGGCATGGAAAATGTGGTGCTTTTCCGAGATATGACATATGAACAAGTACAAAGCCATCGCAAGAAAGACGCCGAAGGCAGTTCTAAAACAAAATGGCGCCGAAGTCGCTATCGCAGGAAACGATAATGCCAGAATCAGACGCCCAAAAACGAAGCGACATGTCTCTCGGCGACCTCATGTCCCGGATTTCAGACCTTCGCAAGAGAGAGCTTTTATCCAGCCGCATGGCGATCAAAGATGACTTGGAAGAGTCGGGCATGATGGACTACGATATGATTCAAGAACAACGTCGAGAGAGGAGTTCTGATGCCTAAGGTCGTATTTAGCCCTTTTGTGGTCGGACACATTCCTAGCGGTGAAGAGGTCTTTGACTATCTTTACTCTATTCCAGAAGTAGGAACGCCTAACTCGCTCTCTGTTCTCAACGGTTGGCTAGACGCCGATAACCTTAACAAGATTGGGCGTAGGGAGATTGATTTTAACTCTTTGCAGCGAAATGCGACATCTGGAGGCAAGTCGGTCTGCGGCACCGCGCACTTAGATTACTTCTCTCCTGTTCAAAGTAGAACCGATTCTGAACCTTCGACTGACGGATGGTTTAACGGAGTTACTGACCCTGAAACAGCTCCCGCGAACAGCTTTCTTGCTATACCCGGAGGCTCCGTGCAGTTCTACTTACCCTACAAGGCGTTTGTTTTATTGACATGGCAGGTTTGTTGGACAAACGATTCTACGGGGCTTGAACGCGAAAGCCATGTCCGGCTGTTCGTCGATGGAAAACGGGTTGGACTTGACGACACGGAGAAGACAAACTCTTGTAATGTCCGTAGAGTTCGACGCACGCAATGGGCGGCGGACTATGACTCTAGCGATTCTAGTGTTAAGTTTAACTTTATAAGAGGCCGCTACAAAAGTAGATATTGGTCGGGTCACCAGTGGCTGCCGCTGCCCGGAAGGCGGCCTTTATCAAAAGGGTTTCACTCTGCGTCCCTAAGGGTTATTCAAGACCAAGAAGTAAAGCAGACTCGGGTCCGAGTCCGATCTCTTAAATATATATTCTTTAAAGCGGCAGACGACTGAGGTAAACATGGGATCAGCATATGACGACATGAGCACAGTCCCCAGTTATTCGCGGGACGGCACTCTTAGAGATGTGGATTACACCGACACCTCTGGTAGTGCTTATGGAAATCTAAGCAGAAGCCAGCAGCGAAAAATGGATCGCGCGGCAAAACTGGACTCTAAAGGCAAGGCAGTCAAAGCGGAAGAGCTTAGGAACAAGGCCCTTTACGGGACAAAAGACCCCGCAGAAATCGCAAAGATGAAGCTGCTAGAAGAAGCCCGATTGTTTGACCAGACGGGCGGAGCATCGGCAGGAGTGACCCGGCAAGAGCGGGAAGAAACGATGATGGGCGCGAGACAGGCTGCGGAACAATCGGCGCAGGGCATCCAGACCATGCTTGCGCGGAAAGAAATGTCTGGAGCGGGCATTCAGTCTCCCGGAGCACTACAGGAGGCCGCGCGTGATGCAGGCTCTGGAGGAGCCGCGATTATTGCCGACGCATCTGCGCGCCTTGCCAAGCTTGATGTGGACCGAAGAAAAGCTAGAAAAGCAGAGCTTATGGCCGCACTTGCAGGCGCCCCAGTTGCGCCTCCTTCGACTGCACAGCAAATGGCTACTACATTTGCTACAGATGTAGCACCCCAAATCTTGGGTGATATAGCTTATGGAGCGGTGGTATAAATGGCAATCGACGACCCACGATCTGACGAGCAGATGGCTTTGCTTCAACAGCAAATCCGCAACATAGATATGCAAAGGCGCCGGGAAAGAGCGCAAATGGGCGGCGCCATCGCCGGACGAGCAGCATATCGACAAGGCGGGGCCACGTTCGCACAGCTTCAACAAGTCGCGCCTCTGCCGGGAGGATTTATGCCTGACCAAATGGCCAAGTATAATAAGCCCCTCCTCGACGCTTACAACGAGCTTACCGCCGCTCAAGCCGCTGTAGGCGCGAGCGAAGAAGAGCAGATGAAGCAGCGCGTTATCTTCCATAAGGCCGCAATGGCAGAAGGCGTCAAGATGCTTAACAAAAAGCGCGACTTGGCGAACGACATTGAAAAGAAAAAAATCGACGCCCAGATTAAGCAAGCGCAAGAACACATTGATGTTCTCGACAACATGGAAGGCGTCACGGGCACAAAGGGCGGGATCACAGAGTACGACAGAGGCCGCGCCGCCGCAGGGTCCGTTATTAGCCGTACAGCCAAGGATGGCGGCAAAATCGACAAGGGCGTTATCACAGGCAAAGTAGCAGGGCTGCGAAGCAGAGAAGCTATCGACAGTTTTAAGGAAAATCTTAGAGAACAATATGCCACAACCTACGGTAAAGGCATGGATAGCAAGTTTGATCCCGGCGCCGAATATGGCGATGTCATGGCTCATATCGATCAAACCGCAGATAAACTCGAAGCCGAGGGCAAACTAAAACCTGCGACCGGCGGTGAAGATTCAGGCCTCAGCGGCGAAGGTATGTTGCTTGGCGTGGGCGGAGCAGACGAGCGTCGGGCGGTTCTGGTCCACATGCGACAAGGAATCGACAACCTGAACGCCGCAACCGGCGGTCAACTTAATAAAGAAATGGCTCAGATAGCCTCCGGCAGTACCGGCGGGCGCACAACTGACATTATGGAAGCGGCTGACTTGACGGTCACACGAGGCCTGACTTCGCCCGAAGACAAGAAGCAATACATGGCGGACCTTAACGAGCAGAAGGCTTCCGTTATTGACAATCTTCTCAGACCCGGCGCGGGACCAGAGTCAAGAAAAATGATGATGGCTATGGCTGAATCACCTGCGTTTCAGGAAAAGAAAAAGCAACTAGGCCTAATGACTGACGAGGCGCTGTTTCGTCACCTCCGCACCGCTTACCGCTCGACAGCACGCGAAGGCCGCATGAAAGACCGAATGACGCTGGCCGCATTGAAACAAGGCCGAAAACCTGCTACTGGTCCTCAAGCCTCTGCGATGAACGCTTTAGCCGCCGCCGTAGAAACAAAAATGGCACCAAAGCGCCCCGGCGCATCCGCGATAAACACCCCGGACCCGATGACGGTCACTGAAACAATAGAAGAAATAGCTTAGGATTGCTCATGTTTGGTCGCAAAAGAAAAGCAAAAAGAGACGCTGCCGCTAAAAAAGCCTTGGACGAGGTTAAGTTCAAAGGCTCCGTTGATGACATTCAATCCGAAGCCCTTCCCCAACAAGGTCTTACGAAGTCTCAAAAGCAAGCAGCGACAGACTATATGGCCAGCGAAAAAGAGCTTATGCCTATTCGGCGCGCAAACAAAATGGCGCATTTTGACCCTGACTTTGAAGATGAGTTTGAGTTTGAGGGCGAAACCAAGAAGCAGGCCCCCTTTAAAGGCGCAGGCGGTTTTGAATATACACAAAACGAAGCGGGCGATTACGAGTTTGTAGGCCCTGACGGCAAGAAGGGTGTCGCCAAAAAAGGAACCAAAGCTTACGAATCTATTCATTCCGAGATGACGGGCGGCGGAAGCTTGTACGGTACAGAGGGCTACGCTGGGTATGGCGCCCCCAAGGCCTCCGAAGAAGCCGGGGAAACCGAAGAAGTTGATGGCGAAGAAGTCCTACATAGAGGTGAGACCGGCGTAATCACGGCTGCTGGCCCTCTCGAAATAGGTCCTACCCCGTTTAAGATTCCAGAAAAGCTTCCGGTTTCCTCCAAAGATATTGCCGCCTTTGCGCGCGAAAATGCAGATGCTATGGCAAATCCGATGAATCTGGCAAAACTTCTCTCTGCCTACGACCCGAGCGTGTACGACGTTAACGAGATCAAAGAAAAGTTTATGATGGTGCCTCGGGTAACAGCAGAGTTCGACAACTTGCAGAAGAAGCGAGAGGCAGGGACGCTGAACCGTGAAGAAGCAATACGCCTAGAAAACCTTGCTACCGCGTTCGAAAGAGCAGGGTTGAGAGACAGAACGGAAGACGACAAAGCTTTGCGTCGCTCTATTGGCGCGGGGGGCTTTTTACGGGCAGGCGTAGACGCCTTAACGGGGGATGCGGTAGGCGCCCTTACCGGCCTTTCCGCTGAAGGCTACCGCTCAATGGGCCGTTCTGCCAGAGCGTACCTTAACCCGCTTGGGGTTATGGCTGATGCTCCTCCAATCCCGGAAGAAAAAGCTTTTGAAGGAATGAGTGGCGCGGATATGCAAGAGATTCTTCGCGCCGCAAGATTAAACGCTGCACGAAACGCAACTTCTGACGAATAAAGGATTATTGCTATGATGATGAGAATGGATGGCATGGGCGCTGGCGTCAAGGGTGCCGGTGGATATAGTTACGAGCTTCTGGATAATGGGGACTTTAGGGTTACAGGCCCTGATGGGCGTGTGGCTTTTGCCCAAAAAGGCTCTGTGCCGCACCAAGCTATTTCTCGCGAACTTGGAATGGATGTCGGAATCGGAGACAGCCCCGGTCGCGACGAGGCCGCAGCCGAAGCTAGACTAGACGCCTCTCTTATGGAGCAGGGCGCTCCTGATGTTGTTCGCCTTGAAGAGCGCACGCAGCCCACAGGACCTTCGTTTGAACCTTCAGGGGTTGTTGACGAGATGATGGAGGCCGACCGTTTGGCTCAAGTCCCAATGTCGTTGGACGAAAGCATCCAATCTGAAGAAGCGGCCTTAGCTCAAGATTTATCGGAAATCGACGATCTTAGAATGGCGCAAGGCAGGGGCGGTTTTTCTGAGGACACCGTTCGAGGTATGGAAGTTTCGGCTAGGGAGCAGGCCGGAATCAGGCCCATGCGAAAAGTTCGGTCAGACATGCGTAAAATGGAACGCCAAGAAAATCGGATGGCACGCAGGTCAGGCCGAGGCAAAAAAGGAGGCCGTTCAGAAAACGAACTGATCGCGCTTCGCCGACGCGCGCTTGCTGCCGCGTTCCCAGAAGAAGGCTAGGTTACTAAGAGGGAGGAACTATGCCGCTTTCAGGCAAGCAGATTCAGGGAATCATTAGGGCGCACCGCTCTAAATCCCGGACAGAGAGGCAAGACTGGGACCGCTGGAGGTCTTGGTATATGTCGGAGTATTGGAACCGAGAAGAGGAGCTTCCTACGGGTTCTACGACCATCGGTGCAGGCTCATCGGGCGAGGTCAACTTTGAGACCAACTACCCGTATGCCTTTATCGACACGATGATTGCAAATGTGTGTCCTCAAAACCCACAGGTCACAGTCCTTGCTCGCCGCGAAGAACTTCGTGATGCCGCCCGTTTTCGCGAGGCGCTGATTAACGACACTTACAATAGAAATACACTACACTCTCTATTGTGGAAAACCGCAACTGGCGCGTCTATCTGCGGACGGGCCTTCATGAAAGCGGTCTGGAACTTCAGAAAGAACACCGTAGAGATGTTTGCGGTCGATCCTCGTTATATCTTTTTTGATATGGCGGCGGCAAAGTTTCGCGACACCCGCTACCTTGTTGAAGTTACCGTTTTGACACAGGCCGAGTTCAAGACCCGCACCAAAAAACGCGGAAAGAAAGGTGCGCTGTACAATAACAAGGTCGCCGACCGGGCAGTCTTCGGGGGCTTCCCCACCTTCCTTCGCGATCATGCTCGCAACAAAAGCCACCTTAATGAAGCTTCGCGCGATGTGTACAAGTGGGTGACTGTATACGAGGTTTACGACTTTGAAGGTGAGGGCCGCTACTACCACTTCCTTGATGACGTGGAAGAGCCTTTGTTCGAGGGCGAGCTACCCTATCGATATATCCGCAACCCTTTTGTCATGCTTTCCTTTAACGACAACATGACGGACCTTGGCGGCCTTTCTGATGTCAAGCTTGTTCAATCGCTCCAAGAGCGCCTCAACGAGATTGACACCCTAGAGCTATGGCACGCACATACCTCTACGCCTGTGATGCTGGTCAACACGGCGCTTGCGGACAACCCCGAAACCATTATGACCGCGCTGCAAGATGCTAATCAGCCGGGGACAATGATTTCTATCCAAGGGAAAGCGAATGCTCCATTGCGCGACATCATCGGCTCCACCCCAATGCCCGCGTTCTCGCCGCAGTTTGCGGAGATGCGGGCTAGATGCAATCAAGTCATTGAGTTTATCCTTGGGATTCCTCAGTACAGTCGGGGGGTTGTGGGCGTGGCGGACGTTGCTACGGAGGTCGCGCTTGCCGACACTGCGACCCGAACAAGAAACGGACGAAGAATAAAGCAGGTCGAGGACTTAGTGTCTGCTTTAGCGGAAAGAGTCATCGGGCTTTATGAAGAATATCTTGACCCTGATTCTAAGCTGGCAATCCGACTAACCGGCAGTCAAGAAGTGCTAGATGTAAATCGAGAAACTCTACGGCTTCGCCCCCAGCGCGACCCTAATGAAGAGCCGCTAGATTTTGACTACGATGCACTTCCTTACTCCCCCACCGAAAATCACAAGATTATTCAGCTTCAAAAGTTCCAACAGTATTTCCCCTTGTTGATGCAGGCTCCAAATGTGGATAAGGAAAAGTTGATTGTAAAACTGTTAGATCTTTTGCAGATCCGAGATGTTATGATGCCACCGCCTCCAACCCCGTCACCTTCCGACATGGCCGAGTCTATGGCTGGAATGGATGCCGGACTGCCCGCTTCAGCGGCGCAACCTCCGGGAGTCGATAGTGTTGTCACTGGCGGGCTTCCTCCCGGAACCCAAGAACCTTCTCAAGTACCTCTTCCCGCCGGTGGACCCGGCCTTCCCAAAGTTTAGGAGTTTAAAATGGCAGGCCTACCTGACCTGAAGCAAATAGCAAAAAGCGCAATGGACAAGATCACAGGAGGCTACGCTGCCTCTGATGAGATGGAAGAAGAAGAAGTCGATATTAGTGACGACATCCAAGCACTTGCTGACGCTTTGCACCAAGATGGCCCCGACAGCCCCCGAGTTGAAAACATTATCGCAAAACTGGAAGAGCACGGCCTAAAGCGAGCACAAGCTATTAAGATTGCAGGCAAGGCTTACGGTCTCGATGCGGGCGGCGAGTCACATTCTCCGGCAGGGGAAGTCCGAGTTCGCATTAAGTACAACATAAAAACGGGAAAGATTACATACCCTGAAGGTACTCCCCGAGGAGAACAGGCAAAAGAAAAGGGCAGCCCTACTCGACGCACGCAACCGAACAAAAAGGGAGACATGATTGGAACTCCCACTTCACGCCAGCAACCGGGCAAAAAGGGAGACATGACCGGAACCGTGACTCCACGCCAGCAACCGAGCAAAAAGGGTGTCATGAAAGGATCGCCTTCGCCTCGACCCCAACCACCAAAGCAAGGGAAAGGCTGATGCGCGTTCCGGTCAAGAAAGTGCTCGACATTGTGGGGTCTATTCTCCGCATTGTCGCGCCCTTGGTCCGCAAAAAGAATAAAAAGGATTAAAACAATGCAGATGCCTGACACAAAAGAGGTCGCCCGTAAAACTATGTCTGGCGATAAAAACGGCCTCACTGAAAAGCAGGAAAAGATGCTGGACGAACACGCAGAGCACCATTCGCCCGAGCACCTGAAGCTAATGCGTGAGCTTATGATGAGCGGCATGTCCTTCGACGAAGCTCATGAGATGGCACAAGAAGAAGTGGGTGATTGATGTACGGAGAGGCGCGCAAAAAGAAGGTCAAGAAAATGCTACCTAAGTCCAAAAAGACCAAGAAGGGTTATTAGCGTGCCTATTTATGATTTTAAATGCCCAGAGGGCTGCGGTTATTTTAACGATGTTGTTGTACCCTTGGCGGACCACGGAAAAACAACATGCCCAGATTGCGGCGCATTGATGACCACGGTTATAAGCGAAGTTGCACTTATCGGGCCGATGCCTTCGAAGCCTTTAGTTGTTGGGCAGATAGGCAAGTCCTTTGAATCCGGTGCAGAATGGCGTGAGTATCAACGGAAAAACCCTGATTGCGCTATTGTTTCGGCTGATTCTAAACAATGGCGAGACCATCACGATTTGGCCAGATCAAAAGCAGAGCGCACTGCGAAAAAACAAGGTTACAACGACCTTGAGCATAAGAGAAAATCACGCAGAAAAGAAAAGGCAAAGTTGTCTGGAAAGGTTGACAGTAAAATATATGTCCACTAAAGACATCATGAGGTACTCATGCCCGCGATGAACAAGCTAATCTCTAAGTTAAACGAGAGTCCGCCCCGGCATCAGGCGGAGCTTGAAGATATGCTGGAAGAGTGTGGGTACAGTCTTGCTATGGATCGCCCCGGTGAAGGCGACGATTACCAAGACTCAGAGGGGGAGGAATACGAGGAAGACATGGGGCCGGATGACGATAGCTTTCCACAAGAGCTAGTCGGCCTTCTTCCTGATGGGATGCAAGATCCCGGAACAAACCCTCGACAAAAAACTCGGGCGATGACAATAATCGTCGCTAAAAAACTGGGTAACAAAGAGGAGGGGAAACATGGATGAACAACTTTCTGAGGCGGGGGCTGAAGCACCAGCATCCGGGGCAGTCGATGCGCCTGTTGAAGCGGAGACGGTTGATGTCGCTTCCGATGACGCTCCTGCCACTTCGGCTCCCTCCCTCTCCGACGACACGGAAAGTGACTCGGCCTCCGCCTCTTTCCCCTCTCATGACGATTTCGCTTGGGATGATTGGGACGGAACCCACGACGCGCTTCCTGAGCCTGTTCGCGGTTGGGGCAATCGGCTGTCAGATTACTATGCCGCCCAGTCGGAAGCCAAGATCAAAGAACACGAAGAGTCTTCCGAGCACACGCGGAGGCTGTATGAGGCGCTTATGGGGGGCAACGAAGACCCCCGAGTAGAAGAGTATTCGACAAAGCTTACTGAATGGGAAGGGAAATACGGTGAGCTTGACGACAAATACACGGCGATGCAGACTGAATATGAGGGATTCAAGGCAAATGTAGAAGCCGCTATTGAGGCTGAAGCAGATGCTTATGCACAGACGTTTCGCGAGGAAAACTCGGATATTTTCGAGAGTAATGAACTCGCAACAAAGTTCGCAGACCTGCTCGAAGAGGGCTGGGATCTTGAGACCGCAGCGAAAGCCTCGCGCCTTTCGGATGATGTTCTTGAGATTGCGAGGAAGGCGAAGGCTGATGGAGTCCCTGACACTTACGCGCTACGGTTCGCCAATGCGGGTAAGCAGCGGCCTTCTAAACCTCGTCCGGGCGCCCAGTTAACAGCGGGGGCTACTACTCCAAGTAGGCCGCCAGCGCAGTCCTCTGCGCCAAATACTGACGCCATGTCCCTGAAGGACTGGAGATCACATGTTGCGCGAAATGCACTCAGTAAAACCAAAACTAGGAGAGCCTAATGGCTATTTCACCTGACGTATTGGCAACTGCTCTAAATGAGCTGATGCCATCATACAGCGAGTTGTTCGTCAAGTTCCACCCGCTGATGGAAAAAGTAATGTTGAACGGTAACCTTGAGCGAGGCGCCCTGAAGGGTCCGAAGCGCGAGTTTGCTGTTGTCACTGATGGTCCCGGTAACGTGACGCAAGTCACTACTGGTTCGGAAGTCATCGCTGGTGGCCGTACACAAAACGCGCACCGAGGAAACGTGGTTGCCCCACGCCTCATCTATGCGTTCGACGTTCCCGGCAAGGACTTGGCTGAAGCCAATGGCGAGATGGACCTCGCACGAATCCTTCAGCACTACCCAGAGTTGGCGCTGTCTGACTTCCACGAGCGGATCTCGAATCAGCTTGGAACAGGAAACGGCAACGGTGTCGGCGGCTTTGTTACCCTCAACGGTAACGCGAACTTTACCCCTGACGGTGTAGCTCGCAGCGGTATCTTGCAACAGGATTCTATTGCAGGACAGGCAGCGGCAGGCAAGACCATCCACGGCCTGACTCAAGGCACAATCAGCGGCTGGAACAACCAGTACGAAGACATCGGCTCGTTCGCTGTCAACGGTCGTAGCCAAATGCGTAAGGCGTACTTCGCCGCATCGCGCCAAGGCAAGACTATGGGTCCAGTCGATTTGATGATCGGCGATGAGTCCTCTTACCTCAACTACATCGACGACTTGGACGATCAAGTCCGCGTGGTCAAGGTTGAAGGCGACAAGGCTCCACCTCTGGTTCGTCAGGGCGTGAAGTTCCTCGAAGCTGATTTCTACCTCGATGACTCCATCGACGTTACCGCTACGGACGCAGCCGGAACCAACTTGTTCAGCGCGGCTGCACAGGACGGCATCATCTACGGCCTCAAGACTCCGACTTGGCACTTGTTCACCCTTGGCCACGATGCGGCTCGCGAGACGAAGGGCGATTTCGCTCTCCGTGGACCGTTCCGAATCCCTGACCAAGACATCTTCCGCTACGAGTTGGTGCTCATGATGGGCCTCCATACCACGCAGCTTCGTTCCAACTTCGTCGTCACCGGCGCAGGCACCCCATAAGGAGGATCTCATGGGTTTCACAGCATCTGGCATTTCCGCCACCACTGTTACTACTGACCAACAGGCTCCTCTGGGCTTTGTTCTCACCGTCCCTGACGGTGACAATGGAATCCAAGAGTGGACCTATGTTAAAGCAGGCGCAGAACTACTTCAAGGTACTGTCGCTATGCGGAAAGGCGCAACAGCGACACGCGAAGTTGTAGTGGCAACAACGGCTACGGCCATTGTGCCTAACGTCGCAATCGTAGGTGTCGCGCAGCACACTATTGCTTCCGGATCTTATGGATTTATCCTAAGCACCGGCATCGGCGAAGTCCTAGCGGACGACGGAGGCAATGATCAACTCAACGACCCACTTGTTGTGGGCGGTACTACAGGACGTGCTGACGTGATGGCAGCAGGCGAAGAGCACTGCGTGTTCGCCTTCTCTACCGAGAACGCTACTGGGGTAGGCACGCTCATGACCTGCTGGATCAACTGTGCGGGTTAGTAGATGAATCTCAAAGAGATTCGGGACGCGATGTTCGCTCAGGCGGATTGGGCACCAACCCAGTCCCCTGAAGCGATCACCCGCGCCAACAGCTTCATCAACCGGGCCTACAACGTGTTGGCCTTGGAAGCTCCGTTTCTCTTTTTTGAGTCTAAGGTGCATCTGGCTACAGAGCCGGATGTTATTCCTTTAGGCGGTGGCACAGATGGCGCAGGCAATGCTGTGTCGGACACCATCCGCCTAGCCGGGACAAATACGTTGCCCGGAGGCCCCACGACACGCGACCCTTGGACGTGGCGCACAACGTATACATCAGTCCAGCAAAGCCAAGTCCCTAAAGGCTTAAACGCTTGGAAGTACGATCGTTCTTGGGATGGTCGTATGATTGAGATTACAACTGCGGACGGCACGAAGATCCGCAACCAAATCCGATCTGTTTGGCACAACACTTCGGACAAGTATTATTACTTTACCTTGGTGACGCCTTGGGACATCGGAACCTATGGCAACGGTGACTTTAAGTACCGTATTTTTACTGACGCCTACGCATTGCCTGACGACCTCATCGAACTTCGCTCTGCGCGGCTTCGAGATGAAGACATCAACTACCCGCTCGACGTATACGGTCAGCGGGAGGCAGAAGAGTTTGAGCTTGACGGACCCCCTAGCCAAGTAGCTTCGGGCATTCCTCGCTGCATCTTTCGCCGTCAACACATTCACATGCGCGGACCAAGCGTTCCTCCGGTAGCAACGCCTGCCCTTACAGGCAAAACAGTCGATGTTGCTTGGTTAGGCCCTGAGCCTGCCGGAACCTTTGAGTATAAGGTGACCTACACTTGGGGCAAGCGCGACGTTGAGTTTCAACTTCCCGGACTCGGTAGCTGGGAGGGATTTGCTCAACCGCTAGAAATCACAAGCACTACGGCTTTTGCCTCGGACAGCACCGCGACTGGCGGAGATAACGCTTCCCGCAATAGGTTTAGGACTCCGCGCTTTGAGTCACCCCCTTCCGCAGCTTCGGCGCCTGTGGCGCTCACAGAGGCCGCTCCCGGCTTACGCCCCGCAGTTAAAGTTTCTTTGCCGAACATCACTTACGCGCTTGGGTATCTAAACTCCATTGGGGTGGTAATCAACACTTACACACGCCAATCTTTGAATCAAAGCGGGATTTACATCCGCATTTACCGTAAGCGAACATCTACCGATCTACTGGGCTACGGCAATCTTCTCAACCAAGCTTCCGGGCTTCAACAGTCACAGCTTGATGTGGCAGAAGATTTCCTTCTGTTGGCGGAGATGCGAGCGGATAGCGTCAACGAAGGCGTATGGTATGATACCGGCGAGTTTCTCCCTGACTACAATCGCCGCCTTCGGGACATCCACGGGTATCAAACCATGCAGTTTTACCCTAAGCCTGACAAGCGGTACGTCACGGAGATTCGCGCTGTTGTACGCCCGTCTAAGCTCGTAGACGATCAAGACACACCACTTATCCATGCAGAGTGTATGAGCGCCCTGTTAGAGCGGGCGATGGTTTACCTCTACGAGAACATGGGCAACGGTGTGATGTCTCAACTTAGTAAAGACAAATACAACGAGGCTCTACTTACGTTATCTAAAAGATATGGAGACCTTCGACCTCCCGCCGTTCCTGTGTTACGTCGAATGACACGGGCCACAGGCTACCGAACGGGTCGCAAGTGGAACCGTCGTTTGTCAACGGAAGATTTGGGAGGGGTGGTAGAATGAATGCAGATATGGTTTGCGGGGGCATATATACTTGGTCCGACGCTGGAGGGCGAAAGTTCCAAGGCACACTAGTCTCGATTACGCACAGTCCGAACGGTGTTATCGAGGGCACGATGCTCGCTACAGGCTTTGCTCCTGAGCTTGTGCGCCCTAATACCGAACGGTGGGAGCAGTTTACTCTAGTGGGACGGCCCGCTTCTGCAAAACTTGGACGGCCTTCCGCTCCAAAAGTGGGGCGACCTAAGAAGAAGGCTTAATCATGGCGGACCAGCGCGGGGTCTCCTCTCTCGGCCCTTACCTACTTAGAACACAGGCTGGGAAGCTATTCCTTCCTAATGAACTTGCTCATGAGATCAAGAACATGTACCCAATGGACGAAGGCACCCTTCGCTCCATTTGGGGGCCTGCGGCGTATGTCCCTATTAAAGAGCCTCTTGAGTTTCAGCAGTTTAAATACGGGACTCCGGGCGAACGGCCTTTGTCGTCGGTAGGCGCTACAGGCAGCCCGCAAGCACTTAGAGCCATTTATCCTGAATATCCGGTGTATGGACAATATCAGCACGGCATTTTTCACACCAAGCTCTACGGCAGAGAGCGAAGCGTTTTGCTTCTTCACACGGGCGACGAGCTATGGGAGTTCAGGGGCTGGCATCGAAACTGGCGTCAGCTTCTATCTTCCCCCGCTAGTTCTCATGGTGTCGAAGACATCCTGCGGGATGACAATGCGATCCGATTTCCAACGCAGTTTGAAGCCACAGGGACAGGCGTCGTTATCGTCCCGCAAGACGGTCGGGCGTATTTCTACGACGGGGAAATAATCGCCCCTCTAGGATTTTCTGATGTACCGGCGGCGCCTTTAGCTAGAGGCCCTGAAGACTCTAATATGGGTGTGACCCAAAATAATACTGTAACCGGGTCAAATGACACCGGGTACGCACATTCGGGCCTTGGCTACATGCTTCGGACAGCGGGCGTTTCAGGGATGACTTACGGCTTTGGTCTTTGCCGTCTCGGAACGGTCAGCGATTTTACGGACTCTAACGTCACATCGAGCGGATGGTTAAACCCCGGAGAATGGCGCTGTAAGGTTCAGTTTATCGACCGCTGGGGCAACTTGTCCGCTTTGTCGAATGCTAGTGAGCCTATTAAGTTTACTCGTCAAGGGGCAAAGCTCAAGCTAAACGCCGCGTATCCGGGCGTAACAGGCCTAAGTGGCGCGCTTCCGGTTTCAGTGGACGCCCTTAGAATGCAAATAGCTTGGGCCGGAGTACCGACCGGACCAGAGCACTGCGTCGGGCGCATTATTCACCGGACAAAAGACCTTAAAAACTCCGGCGATATTAAGTTTTATGAGCTTCCTTTAAATGCCGCATCTGTGGCCAATGCGTTTGCCACATTGCCCGACAACGTAACGACGATCTACCCCGACAACATACCTGATTCTTTTCTAACTCGGGAGGCGGTGGACATTGTAGCCGTGCCCAAGTTTAAGCTTTGCAAGGTTGCTTTCGGAAGATTATGGATCGGAAATATCGAAGGCCAAGAGTCCGCCATTATGCCCTCGATGCCCGGTCAGTGGGGCACATTTAAAGCGAGGGAAAAAATCTACCCTGACGCAACAGGGGGCGAAATCACCGGGCTTTGGCGATGCCCCCGAGGGCTTCTAGTCTTTACACGAAGAAGTTCATTTTTAGTGCAGGTCTCGGATGATGGTGCCCGCTTTAGGCCGGAACCTCTGTCGTCAGAAATCGGTTGCCACGCCCCCTCATCTTTACAGACCACTGCTGCGGATGATGTGATTTGGCTGGGTTCAGACGGGTTTTACAGCTATGACGGTGAAAGCATTACTCCTATTTCCGGCGCGCTTGATAAATACTTCAAGAGGACAACCAAATCGCGTTTTCCGCAGGCCTGTTCTGCTTATGATCCTGAGACCAATGAGTATCGCTGCTGGGTGTCTACTGACGGTAACGTAGAGAACGATACCTGCTTTATTTATGACGGCAATGGATGGCGCATTCGAACCGATTTCCAGCCGCGCTCTGTATGCGTCACACAAGACCACCGCTCCTACATGCTCGCAGCAGGCTCTGTAACAGGCGACGAGGGGCATTCTGGTGTCTACCTGCTAGATCATGCTGGAAATCGCTCAGACGAGTCTCTAACGGCCCTTATCGACGGTCGTGAGGCTTTGATCGAAACCGTGTGGCTTGACGGACAGGCATCGCTGTCTAAAAAAACGGTGCCCAAGCTGTATCTTTGGTTTCGGGAAACAGAGAAAGCCGACATTACAATAGAGGTTATGCGTGATTGGAGAGATACCGTTGTCGAGACGGTAACTACTACACGTTACTCCGCTGTAGATATTCCTCCATTTTGGGGAGAGGAGCGCTTGAACGCGGGCGGCAAGTACAAAGAGCGCCGCCCCTTTTGGACAAGGGCGCAGATCTACCTTCCTTCTGCCGAAACCTTTAAGTTTCGCATTCGAGGAACCGGCGCTTGGGAGTTCGTAGGGTTATCTTTCGACGAGTCTCCGCGTTACTTTGGTGGCGCACAAACACCGGGGTGACGAATGGCTTGGAGATACCCAAGATACGATATTAAATCGGGCGCCGTTGTTGACATTGATGGCATCAACGAAAACTTTATCCCCATTGTATCAGAAGCCTCCGGCGCTATAGATGAACACAACATCAGCGCCGAGACTCCTGCTGTTACGCGAACCCAGTTAGCTGAGGACGCCGCATTTATACTGCATACGACATCTCAATCCCCTAGCGTTCAGGATTACACAACTAAAGCAAAATGGGCCACGATCGCAAGTACAGACGGATGGCAGACTTTTGATGACAAGGGACTATCGCTTGATTTTGTAGCCAAGGGGGGAACTGTTTGGATTTGCGCCTCTCTTCAGCTTATCGCCGGGACTGGCACGGCCCGTATAGACCAGAAGGGTTTCGGTTACAACGTCGGACTGAAGATTGACGGCACTACTGTGTTTGAATCCGTATTGGGAACCGGCGATGCAAGCAACGAGTTTTATCGCGGTTACAAAGGCAGAGGGCTTGTTGTAGAACCCAACACTGATTCGGAGCTTGCCACGCCTCAATGTGGAGGCGGCTTGTCCGGGGCGAGGCTTCCGGTAACAGTGGACACGGTGTTAGAGCTTTCTCCCGGAAGACATCTAATCGAAGTGACTGTAATGAACATCCGCGCATCTATGGAAAGCTCTTCTTCGGACAGCAGAACGTACATCGCCACTAGGGAGATGTTTGCCTTGGAGATGCTTCGCTGATGGCTATCACTTACACTTACCTAGTCCCTGATTCTGATTTTACAGCAGATTCGCTAAACCTTAGGTTTGAGGCCGCTGTAGGAACAAACAAGGGCATAAACGCTTTAACGCTTGAAGACCTTTGCTTAGGCGCCCTTAGGCATAATCACCTCCCAAGGCTTGTTCTTCAGGATGGCGTTGACGATGCAACAACTTATGCAGATCTAACAGGCCTTGGAAGCGGTTCTCGAAACATCTTTTCCACTATGAACCACACGGCCTTTAGTTCGACATTCACAGTTACCAGCGCAGTAGTGGGCACACCTATTGCTGATGTGTCTTACAACGCACTACCCGCCAGCATTTCACTAGAGCTTGGCATGGATACAGACTCACAAGTCGGGGCCATATTGGTCTTAGCCAACGCAGACCTTACGCAGATTGATGTTACGGCGACAGACAACACCGGAACTGATGTGTGGAAAGCCAATGAAGACGAACATTACGGTCTATTTTACATCAAGATAACAGACTCATCCTCGCCCCCAAACTCTCACGTCCTTCACCGTACAGTGAGGGCCATGTCGCCGAGGGTTACAATATCAACCAAAGGCGCTTCTGGCGGCGCGGGCACAACTTACCACTTTCCGGGATTCTACAATAGCGCGGCTGGGAACGACAAGATGACTAACCAAGACGTGTCTATTCGTACTGTAATCATGCCTTCAGACTTGGATGCGGGCGGCCTGTCGGACGTTGCGAGGATTGAGCTTATGGCGCAAGTAGGCCTCGGGCCAACGGGAGACTGGACGGCGACTTTAGAGATAGGTAAATCTAATCTTACGGCAATCCCACTTCACACCAAGCTAAATCAACTGTAGGTCATCATGGCGGAAGAGACTGCTCCAGAAGTCACAAAGGTTACTGAAGCTCCCGCTGCACCGCCGGAGCCGACAAAGCCTAACTTTGAGAAGCCCAGCTACGAAGAGTTTATCAAGTTTACTCCCGACCAACTAAACGAGTACGTCAGAGTCCAAGCGGAAAAAGGCAACGCCGCTGCTAAGGCGATGCAGCCTGCCACAGAGGGCCGAAAAGCAGGGGTCGAGACAGCCTCTATTCGGACCCGGATGCCGTCTCAAGAAGCCAAGCAGGCAGCCTACGACAAGGGCATCTCGATGCTTCCTCAGCAAAAAGATGCGCTTGATATGATTCTAGCCAAAGAACAAACGCTCTCTAACGATTCGGCAAGACAGAAGCGCCTCAGCACAATCGTCGGCCATGCGCTCCGAGAAGAAGAGCATGAAAAGCTAGGCGAGGATGAGTTTAAGGCCCTCAACGTCATGTCTATGACGCAGCTTGGACGCGAGTATAAAGACCTTGAAGACCTCAAAAAGAACTTCCGCAAAGACGCGGAGGCTTACAATGCAGATCAACAGAGGCTAAAAGACGAGGCGGCTAACCGAAAGACAAAATACCGCTCTGTGGGCGTTGTTAAGGGCAAGTTGGCAGGCGCGGCCAAGATGACAGGCACTGGCTTTGATGAGCAACAGGCGTCCCATCTAAAGCCGGGGGCAGAACAGGTTCTATACTCTGATGCGTCTGACCCAGAGCTATATAGAAGCGTCTCTCTCGGGCTTACCGACACACCAACAACAGATGAGTTTGCAGAGTTTGCCTTCGACAGTCCCTCGGAGCGAAAGAAATACCTTAGCAATGCGTACCGGCCCCAGAAAGACGCGCTGGCTATGGACGTTTACAAGCCCCTTTTTGTCGATCCTACAGGCAAAACCAAGGGCATCGACCTTGATGTTGCGTATACATCCGCTAAGGCCCACTACATCCAGAAGCTTACGAAAAACAAGCCTCTGCTTAGTTTTAGCGAATCTGAGCGAGACGAGATTCGATCGGAAGCTGAAGGCCTCGCAAGGGGCGACATCTCCCGCATCGAGAGGAATACCCCCGCATTTGTCTACCGTCGAAATGACGAGGCGCTTCAAAACTACCTCGACGGCACGGGCATCCTCGGGCCTATATCTACGATTCCGATTCTCAAGCCACTGCTTGCTCCATTTTTGCCCCACAGGCAAATCGCCGGAACTATAGGCAGAAAGGGCGAGGAGGCGCAGCAGGTGGCCGAGAAGGGCATCGCCGCTACTTACATTTCAGACGGAGGGGTAGCCAACGCCACCGACTCCATCTTTAGATATGCGCCTACAGAGGCAGTAGGGGCCGCGTATCACCTCGCGCACAAAGATTACGTCCGCGAGTTTGGTGACGAGGCGACGGGCCGTGGCAACTGGATTCTCCGGCGCATGGGGCAGATCTGGAACAGCGATCGTCTTGTAGAAGAAATCGCAACCACCACCGACAACTCGGGCAGGCTTTTAACGGAAGCAGGCCCGGTGCTGTTTGATGATTTTGGGGAAGCAAATCCTACTGCCGCAGCAATAATGTTCGGGGTTCCCATGTTCGGGGTCATGATTCTAGAGCCGGACGTTTTTTACGGACTGCCCTTTGCGGGCAAAGCGGGAAAGGCCGTAGGCAAAGGCTTCAAGGCGGCAGAGCGTATAGCTGGCTTGCGTCACATTGACCGCCTCGACGAAGGCAAAAATGTACTGCTTAGGGCGGTTGATGAACTAACAGAAGAGCAGAGAGCCAATCCAGTTAACATCGCAGATGCCCTGCAAGATGCGGCAAAGAAGGACAGGTCGGGAACAGCCCGCGTGATTCTTCAGCAGATGGCTTATGACGCTGGGACAAAATATGGCGGCCAAGCAACAGGCCTTGGCGATGTGATTAGGCGCGAGACGCACAGCATTAAGCGGAGGGCAGAATCTGCTGTAAAGAATAGGGCGAACGCACTAGAAAATATGGAAAAGGCTAAAGCAGCTAAGACTAACGCGGAGGCGGCAGAAGCCGTCAACAAGGCCGTGCTTGACTCTATTGCTGCGTCCGGTGACGATCTCCGAGGGTTACAGGCTTCGCTGAACAGAGCAACAGCCTTTCAGAAAAAAGCGCAAGCAGACCATATTGCCATGGCCACCGCCCGCGCCATGGTCGATGATGATGCCTTTGATAAGTACATTAGAACAGGCAAGTCTAAGAAGTTAGAAGCGTACCTAGACAGTGATGATGCCAAGGCGTTCTTTAAAAACAGAGACCTCGACGCCACCAATCTTCGCAACGAAATCGCCACGCTTCAGACCAAGAAGTTTAAGACAGCAAAGGAGGCCCGTGAGGCCAAGAAGGCTCTGCGCGATAAGGTCGCAAAGTTTTACCAGAAAGAAATATCGACGCCTTTGTCTAAGCACCAAGCCAGATTAAAAAAGCGCGCCGACGCCGCCCTTGAGAAGCAAACCAAAGCTCAGAAGGCTCTTCAGGACGCGCTTACCAACGTCAGGGCGAGCCTTACCCCGAAAGGCGTAAAAGCGTTTGACGACTTGCTGGCCGGAGCCGGAGCAAAGGGCATCAACGCGGCAGCGCTAAGGGCCATGAAGGCAGATCAAACGAAGGCTATCGAGGAGCTACAGCAAGCGGCGCAAGACGCCGATGCGGCCATACGAAGGGCTTCAGATGAAATCGTAATGGCGGAAAAGGTTGGAAAGGCTGTAGGCGATGAGGTACAGCTAGGCCCCAAAGCACTGGAAGCGCAGGCAGATGTCTCTTCTTTTATGTTGGAGACCCTTAACAAGATGGCCTCGGCGATTGACATCGCTAAGACTCAAGAGGGTGGAGACGCCATTCGGAAGCTCGTAGAGGGCGGCGAGGGCGTTCCTGAGATTCTAGAAAACACAGAGCGTCTCGGTGATCTTCGGAAGTTGGCGGCGGACGATCTGGCCTCTCTGTCCGATAAAGACTTCCTTGAGGCGATCATACGCCCCGATCTAATGGAGCGCATCTGGGCATCCCCTGCGACCATGAACAAGATTAAGATCGGGCTGGTAGTAGACGCTTTTGTTGACCCCAAGACTTGGTACGCGGCCACAAGGGTGCGTGTCGGCGACCTAATCACACGCAGAATCGGTACGATTTTTAACACCAAGGTCGCGCTTCTAGGTCCGAGGTTCTCAAAATCGGTGGACAGGATTGCCAAGCGGGTCGCACGTTTCGCCCGCGCCAGCAGCCAAGACTTAGGCTTGATCGTGCGTTACGCCCCTGAGGGCCAACGTAATGACCTAATCAAGCAGTATCTAACCTCTGGCGAAAAGGTGGTTCTCCGCCCCGGAGTTGAAGTCAGCGGAAACATCGGCATGGGATCGTCGTTCTTTGAAACAGCCAAGGAGGGCTTCCTCAACATTGCGCGGGTCATCCCGAGGAACAAAGCCGCCCGAGAAGAGTTCTTTAAAAACCAGCAATCTGTTTCTCTTGAAGCCTTTGTGAAAGCATTTATATCGGACGCCGCCACAAGAGATGAGGCGCTCGCCGCTGGTGGTGCGGTGATGAAGTTTGTAGAGAAGCTCAAAGACGCCCCGGCAGATCTGACTCTCGAAGGGATGCAGCGACTTGCTTTTGATGCAATCGGTGAAACGCGAGTAGCGGGCAAGCCGATTCCACGGGTAGCGGCTAAGTTTGAAGACATTCCCACTAAAGATTTAGCCTTGTCTTATAAGTCTGTGCTGGGTGCCGCTGTCGAAGAAGTGTACACGTCTCGCATGGCGAATCTAGTCGGGGCCGGACTAAATGTCCGCACAATCCGAGCCTACGAACGATTTATCGGGAGAGGCAAAGAATCAATACCGTTCCGCCAAACGCTAGAAGAAGGCGACATGGTGGTCCTCAAGTCCGATGTAGAGCTTTATCGCAGTGTTACCAACACCACAAAATACGCAGGCAAAAAGCGAGGCGCGCTTTCATCGGTAGAGAAGGCCGCTACGGAAGGAAACTCTGTTGTTTCGCGAGAGTTGATGGAGATTATTACCGAAGACGGCGTAACAAAGGGGCGACTGCTTAACCCCGATGGAACTTTTGACGATGTTCCCATTAAAGACCTAACAATGCGGGAGCCGGAGCTTTCGTTTCTAGATGTTGCCGACGCTTATCTGCGTTTTGGTCCAAATCTGATTCAACAGGCGTATAAGAAAGATTTGGCCAGCAACGTCCGACAGGCCTCTGATGATTTCATGGAGCTAGTAGCTCACTCGATGGACGCTAACGGCAATATGCGGATTGTCCCCCGCTTTAAACTTGAGACGTTTTCAAGGAACCTCGACGGCATTTCTAAGAAGCTAACGGAAAACTTGTCTGACGCGGCAGCACAGAACCCGTTGATTGCGGCTATAGCAGGCGGGGCCGAAAAGATGATTAGACTGTGGAAACGGCACGTCCTCGGCGGCTTCTTGGTGCCTAACCCCGGATTCTTTATGAACAACTCCGTGGGTGACTTTTCGCAGATGGCGACGGAACTAAGCATAAGTGAGGCGGCTGTGATCTCGATGTACGGGTCACTTGGGTACGTCCCTTACATTGGAACCAGACTACAGGATGCTACCCGTAAGGCTGCTGAAGCGGCGGGAGACGTGGGCTTGAGGTTGCCCTCGCTGTTTGATGCGAGCTTTAACCGATTTATCGACGATGTTCTCGAAGGGGCTGATGAGGTTAAGGTTTACAAGAAAGCCAACGGTGAGACTGTCGAAGTAAACCCCGCCAAGCTGATGAACGAGGCTCTAGAAGACGGGATCGACGACAGCATCCGGCACACTGACTGGGGAGTCGAGCTTCGGGAGGCCGCCGACCGCGACATTGGCTTAGTCGAGAAGGGCATCAGGGCCACCAATCCCGCGATACGCACCCTCCAAGAAGCTAAAGACGAATACTTCGACATCATGGACATCACAATGCGGGCCGCCCAGCGGCGTCAGCGTATTCAGTTTTACGCGCATCTCCGCTTCAACAAGGGGATGTCGAGGGACGAGGCTGCCGACATGATGTCTAGGGCGCTTTATGATTACCAGACCAGTGTGGGTAAGTTTGAGACGGAGTACATTGCCCGATTTAGTGCCTTCTACGTCTTCTCTAAGAACGCGATCGTACAGAACTTTAACGCCCTGTTTCACGGGTCCGACGACTTGATGGACTACGCTAAAAGGCAC